GACGTACCTATCTTAAAAGCAAACCATCCATTGCTTGAAACAAAAGCAACGAGAATATTGCTCGGCCCCCCTGGAGTAATTAGAATATCGTTAATTACTGCACCGACTGCAATATTTTCAGATACCCACGTCGATGTTGAATCGTAACAAGTCCAAAGTGTATTACCTGTATCGGTAGTTCCAGCATATACAATTACTTCTCCTGTATCTTTCGACATACATTTTACAGTACGACCAAGAGAACCAACGGTTGCCCATGAAATTCCATCTGAAGAACGATAAACATTGGCTCCATCACCAGCAACCCAGATATATTTAGTCGTAATACCGATAGCATAAAGATTAGAATACGACGTATCAAGGACAATATTCCAATCAACACCATCTGCTGATCGCAAAACCAGCCCATGTGTTCCCGTTACGATGTAAATATAATTTTTAAATGTGGCTACGTCGTGAATATATTGTTCTGGATAACCATAATAACCATACATATACTCGGTACTTTCTGGCACTCCGTTGATGTAACCCATAAAACCATCATTTATATAAGAAGTGCCACCACCGACGAGCGATATTGCACCGCTATACATCGTAAGAACATTTTTAAAATGTGCCAGTGGATATACTGAATTGTCAGTAGTTCTTACCGAAGCATAAGTATAAGATCCTCCAGAACCAGAAATTCTGCATATATTATAATTATCCGTTCCGACGTAAAGATACGTTGTTCCTTTTGTCAGACAAAGTGCCTTACCAGTCGAATATGTTGCCGTATCAATGATTGCAGACCACGTTCCATTATCTCCAGTACCATCACTAGAATAATAAATTTTTCCGTCAGCACAAAGAATCCATGGCTTGTTATCGTAAGTACAAAGTTGTGCCTTGCCCCAAGACCCAATTCCAGCAGAAAGTAATCCCACAGTAGTAACAGTCCATGAAGTATTTACTCTTACAAGTCGTCCTTGATTACGATCTGGATATAATGAATTGGTGCATGTCACATAAAGATTAGAACCATATACTCCTCCAAAATTCGGTATTCCAGAATAATATATACTATATGAATATGTAAAATTAGAACCGCCGTCTGTTGAATAATGAATACATCCAGAATAACTATTGAAAAGTACAATAGCCGAATTAAAGTATGTGAGCCAGTAAATTTCTTTCCCGAGAATAGTTGCTGGATGATCGGCAGTATAAGGAATATCTGTCCACGTCGTTATAGCCGATTCTGATGCCCTGTAAAGTTTTGAACCAATTGCTATGAAAACATAGTTGGTTCCACTGATATTACACGACATAATACAATTTGGAGACGTTCCACCCGAGAGAGAAGCTACCTGTGTCCACGACGAACCTGAAGTAGAATAATAGACTTTGCTACTCGACGCGCAAATAAAATATAAAGCAGAGCCAGATGCTCCCAATATAAGTTGTTTTGGTGTTTCAGCAAGTCCTTCTCCCTCGTAACAGGGCTCCCAAAATTGTTCATCAACATATCGATAAACTCTTCCTGGATTTCCAGAACCAATAGAAGAACCACAAAAATACATATCTCCACCAAATTCTGTAATGCCAGTATTACTTACATTGGTCGTACCACAACCATTTTCAATAACAGATACATCAGAAACAGTTCCCGAGGGGATAATGGAAGAAACCGTCAAAAGAGCAGGCTTTTCCAAATCCCACTTTAAATTAAAGTCTGTAATGTAATATTCTGTCCCAAAAGAGTCTTTCATCTGTGCCATTTATACTACCTCGTCACTTGAATATTTTTCTCCTAGTTTTTCTTCGACAATAGTCGTAATTTGGTCTCCGAGAGCATTGATTTCCGCTGCATCCATGGCCTGCTTCGGATAAACATTCGTAGTAATGTTGAAGTAATTCTGAACATTCATCACACCCGCAGCCGCAGCAACGGCGGGAGAAGTAGCCAATGCGCTTTCAAGGTAAGATGAGCCAGCAGTCGCTGCGGCAGTCGGAACGAGCTGGCCAGTGGTAGAAAGTTCCGTCGGCTGAATGCTGGATGCATAATAACCCTTCGGCGGAACTGTTGCCATTATATCAACAAGATTACGATAATCTCCGTCGGTACTCTTCTCACCTGCAACAGCAGCATTGATTTGTGACATCGAATAAAGCTTGCCACCAACTTCGGTCAATTGCGCGATAGTTGCTTCTTTCCATGTATAAAGTTGTCTTTCTGAAGCACTGGTATCAAAGTCTGGTATTGTGAGATTTCCAATTTCTCCCTCTGATTCCTTGATTTTATTAATATAATCCAGCAGAGTTTCAGTCATTCCCAGTCCGAGATTATCTCCGATATCTGTTCCGAGGTCAAAAGCATCACTGGTTAATATTTCATAATTATCACCAGAAAGAAGCTCGGTAAGAGCAGAGTAATCACCATCTTCGATTGCCTTCGTAATCTTGGCCTGTATTTCATCGGCCCCCTCTGCAAGACCATCACCAGTCGCCTCGCCAGCCTTTTTGCCTTCTTTCTTGAACTGGTCTATCGGTATTATTCCAGCAATGGTAACGCCAGTAGCATCAGTGCCCAATTTCAACGGCGTAGCATTGAAAGTCAATTTCGATGCCGTGCTGTTATTAATTTCCTTGGTAAGATCTGCAATTAGATTTGATTCCTTGTATGCAGCCATTCCGAAAGTATTCTCGGCCTTTGTAGATTCTTCAGTCGACTTGGTAGATGTTTTCATTGCTTCGGAATATTCATAATGACTGTCACGAATCCTGTCGATATATGCTTGTGTGTAAACCAACTGTCCCGTTTCATCGTCGAGTGTCTTCGCACCACCAGAATAACCTTCGATAAGACCCTTTGCTGCCGACTGTCCGAGCTTTGTAGTATTAATAACACCTTGCATCTTTCTGTCAAATTCACCAAGAGCATCGCCACCAATCATTCCGACGAGAATAGCTGACATAATTGCATCGCCAATTCCCTCGAAGACAATACTCATATCTTTGAATGCGGCGGAAAGAGCACCGAGCATCTTTGCTACCCCATATGAAATCTCATATGGATCTACCTCAATAAGCCCATGGATAATAGACTTACCACCAGAGATAGTCTGATATGCCTCATCCTTCAGACGCTGCAGCGCAGGTAATATTTCATTATCGATTTGTTCGTTTAATTCCTGCCCTGCTACTTTCGTCCTCGTGGCAATTCCATCCCAGTCTGTTTTCCAGGCGGCATAAAGCAAATATGCGGCGATACCAAGAACGGCAAGCCAAGGTAAGGCAGCCATAATCATAGTCGACAGACTTCCAACACCCACGGCTGCAGTCTCTGCACCCACACCAACGAGCGTATATCCCTGTGCAGCCGCCACCGAAGAGGCCGTAGACCCAGCCGCAGCCCCTGATGTGAGGCCGAGAGCCGCAAACAAGCCACCAACAGAGGATGTTGCAAGAGTAGATGTCGACCCCATTACAGCCAGCGACTTAACGAAATTGTAAATAACATAGATTACTTCACCTGCACGTCGACCAAGACCAATAATCGAAGCAGTTCCCCACGACAGAGCACCAATGTAGAGCAGGATCGGGCCTACAGCAGCAAGGAACACGGCAGCAGACGTGGTAATGCCAATAATCATCTTTTGCGTACCTTCTTTCAGTCCCGTAAACCAATCGATGAGACCCTGAAGATATCCGAGCATACGCTGCAGAGGAGGCAGCATTCCGTCGATAATCATCCGCACGAGCTCTTTCAAGGTATCCATATTATTGAGAAGCCACTCGTTTATCTCCTTAATGATTGGAGCAAGGGCCATATAACCTTCGATACGAAGCTGATTCATTGCTTCGGTGAGTTGCTTTACCTGAAATGCCGTCGACTGCATCTGAATGGCTGCCTGTTCTTGTGCGGCCATTTTCGTCTCGACGATACCCATCATTTCATTGAAATAATCATTATTCTCCCGATATATATCGGTAAGAGCAATCATTGCACCCGCAGACTGTTTTCCAAATACCTCGTACATCTCGGCAGCAGTCATGCCACTATCTGCAATCTCTGCAATGATTTTGCTAAATGGTAAAAGGCCAGTGGCGGTTGTATTGTCAAGCTGGGTTCCGAGATCTTCAACTAATTGTCTCTGTTCTGCTATTAATGCCGAACTTACTTTCTGATCACCATTCAGAATGGCATACGTCGTTTTTAACTTGGCATTTGCAACATCCAAAGCCTCGGCGTCGGTAACATTGCCTGCCAGCCGTGCCTGCGAGATAAGAGCATTGTTCGTTTGAATTTCTGCAGAAAGCCCAGCAAGTTCTGTTTTGTTACCTAGAGTACCACGTTCCATGTAATCGAGTGCTTTTCGTGCATCGTTATATGCCTTGGCTACTCCATTTATCTGCTCCTGATTGGTATAAAGTTCCAAATTATATTTTTCAAGCACAGCCCTGCTGCTATCCGTCGGAGCAATAATATCTGCAAAAGTATCACGGATAATACGGCCAGCCTGTTGCCCCTTGAAACCACGGTCAGTAAGAACACCAAGTAATACAAGCATCTCGGAAAGTTCCATATCAAGTGAATGTGCTGTCGGCAGAACGTATTTCAGGCCATTCTTTAAATCATCCATCGACAAGTTGAACTGGGTGGCCGCTGCAGCAAGCATATTCGTGACTTTACCAGAATCCTCGGCTTTGAGATTATATGACTTGAGCACGGAGTTTACAATCCCGAATGTCTGGGCAAGATCATATTGCTGCGCCGTGGCAAGTTCAAGAATTGGCTGTGTAGTAGCATACACGTCGGCAAGTGTATAACCTGCCTGTCCCATAATATACATGGTTTCAAGAACTTCTTCACCCGAGAACTGACTCTTCAGAGCCAGTGCTTGTGAAAATTCTTTCAGTTCATCCGTTAAGGAAGCGACAGGATGTTCTGCGTCGGCAAAAAGTGATGTTACTCGATAGAGCTGTGTTTCAAATTCTGTTCCAGCGGTTGTTAAGCTTTTCAGTCCGAGAATAAGAGGTAAAGTAAATGTACCAGTAAGAGCACTACCAGCACCAACGAGAGTGTTACCGAGACGACGGAAACTTTCTTCGACCCCTTTTACAGAATCGTTAATCGTATTAAATCGTGATCCAACAGTGCTTGCTACATTTGTGGCAGCAGAGTTAACACTATTTTGTACGGAGGCAAGTCCAGGCCCCGTCGCATTTACTACTGTGAAACGGAAAACAACATCCCCGTCTCCTCCCGTTGTTGAAACCATTTTATTTTCCTCCTATACCTTTTCCATGCTTTTTAGTATTCTTTGCCTTTTCTCGTTCCGCTTCCTCGTGTTTCGATTTAAGACTCAAAATTCTACCAAGCGATAGAAAAGTTCTTTCTGGAACATTGTTTAGTTCCTCCCACGACCATCCCATGCTTTTCATGATGGTGATGTCGAGAAACATCGTATCGTCACCCCTTCCATCACGAATCATTCGTTTCCATGTGACGATCTTTCTTTCTGCTTTTTCAGTAAGAAAGTTTTTTAAGAGGGTTGGTCTGGGGTTTTGTTCTCGGTCTGCTCTTTCTCTATCGGTGGTGAACTCATAGTCGAGATCCCGAAAAAACCTGTAGCATCACTTCCAATATGCTCACGACATGTTTTGAGGAGCGACACATATTCAGATTCTTTCAGTTCATAGAAGTCCTCTGGAACCCATACTTTACCTGTTGCAAGCGAGACAACAGATACTTCGAGGAAATCTTCCATTTTTTCATTGTAGTCAGACATGCCGTCTGGATCTATTTCCGCGATTGCAACCATCGCATCCTGAATAGAAACATTCTCTCCAAGTTCTTCGAGAGTCTTTTTATATTTCATCAGGAAGTTGACGGATATTTTCTTCTGTTTCTTGCGAATATCACGAACTACACCATGGAGAGGTTCTTCGGTCAGTTCGTATTCTTTGCCTTTAATAGTAACGGTTTGCATATCAAGATCATCCTTTATATTTCAAAAAAATAAATTAATAGGTTTATGCTGCCCTCGTGGCCGCAACACCGATAGGTGCAAGTGTTGCCGAACCCTCGATAGGCAGGGAGGTGAGTTTCTCGCCCATGATACCCTCAAGAGAGTAATCAAAGGGAAGTTCAGGGAATTTCAGTCCGACGAGACTGATATAGAGATCAGTGGTTCCACACTCGACGAGGAACGACAGATCATACGACTGGAAGGCAATAATGTCATCCAGTGCGAAGTATGTCTTGTTCGGCGTCGGAGCTTTGGTGAAATCGTAGTAGTCCACGTCGAGTGACACAGTAATGTCACGCGAGGTAAGGACAGCCGCATTGATCTTCGACGTGGCGGTTGAGTTAAGATCCTTTGCGAACTCGATGTTGTTCGATATCTTAATCTCAATACCATTAAGAATATCCTGCATGGCAGCCCAAGTCCCACCAGTCTTTCTCATCTGTACCGCGCTGATGTGCGAAGCACCCAGCGGAACAGCGTCGAGCTCGGAGGCATGTGAACCAGTGCCAATATATGCGTATTTGGTACTCGGGGTAAGAGACTTACCGACGAGCGTGGCTTTACAACGGCAAGCAGTTCCAACTTCGACGGAAAACGTGAAGTCCTGAACCATCATACCATTATAGACCATGAACTCCTTTCCACCAGTCCCTGCATCAGTCCACTTATCGATAACACCGATGGTGTACGACGGGATTGTGTCGCCTGGTGCAAACGGAGCCGCTACATCCTTGGAAAACGCACCAGTAAAGAAACTGGGAGTCGTTGACCAATTGAACATATTCCCAACCTGCGGGATATATTCGATGTCGAGCTGAACTTCTTCTCCTGTCTGTACATTTTTGTGCGAGTCGGGGCGACCAGTTGTTGCTGCATTCGACTTCAGATACTTAATATCCTCCGTGAGAAGCTTGTGCCCGTTCTTTGCCGACTGCACATAACCAATCCACTGCATCGCAGGGTTGGTCGGGGTTGTTCCATAAGTTGTTTCTACAACCGCCTCGACAGCCCCCAGATATTGTCCATGTGCTCCTGATGCCATGTTTTTACCTCACTACTATCCACGAAATTTCGATGTCCATCTCACGCTTGTAGATCTCATCCTTACTTGCTACGGCAGGAATGAGTGGACTAATCGAAAAGATTCTCCCGAAGGAAAAATCTTCAATCGCATAGCCATACTGAACGAAGGCGATGTAGACATCATCAAACAATTGATCGAGAGTCATTGTGTCGTCGTCTACAACAGTAACACGAGCCAGACCCTTCATAAGACCACCCTCGATAAGAGGATCGGATGATGCAGACACAATGTCGACGACACAACACGGGATTACTGCATCATTTTCTGGGTAGGTAGCGAACACTTTGCCTGACAGCGATGTGACCTTCGCTTCGATAAATGTCTTGAATGCCCGTTTTATGTCTTCGAGACTGTTCTTCATTGGTATCTCTCCCCCTTTGTAAAGAGTGTCCTTGAAGCAATGTTCGTCGAAATCTTAAGAGTTCCACGCCGCCAGTTGTAGGAATATTTCCTTACCTGTAAATCACGAACAATCTGATTCTTGGTATTCCATACAATTTTCCGCACATCATGAATTATCCCACGCGCAGGATCTGGATATTTG